GCTCTACCAGTTCGCCATTCTGGAACATCCAGGCTCGCAACTTGCCCTCACGAACGAGCTTATGTACGCTGTCCACCTTCATGGAATGGCCCATCCGCTCACTCAAGATAGCTGATGCACCAACCGTATCTGTGATATCTCCTATAAGATACTGCTTGATATCTGTCATGATACTTGCCCTCCTGTCTTTGCTATTTTCTTCTAGGGCATAGTATAAACGAGTTTTCACCAAATTGCAATCACTTATGAAAATTGATAGCAAAACCTATTGACAATTATCGTAAGACATGGTATATTTAGAGCATAGAAGAGGAGCGACAAACGAGCCGCTCCGGAGCCGGTGAAGCCACGAGGGTTCAAATCAAGAGCTTCACCTAGTAGATCAAGGATAACAAAAATGGTCACTACCGTAAAGAGCAACACCACTGCCAATGTCGAGTACGAAGTCACTATCGAGCGTGGCCTAGCAATCCACTGCACCTGCATCGGTCACTTCTACCATCCCGAAGGCCAGTGCTCGCATATGAAAAGCAAGCAGTACGAAGTCCAGGCTGAGATCGCCCGTGCCGCTCGTTTCCTGGCCGTCCGCCGCGAAGTGCAGGGGATGGAAGAGACGTGGAAATGCCAGCGCGAGATGGCCTTCGATAGCCGGTTCTAATGGAAAGAGACCTGATCGGGTGGGAATGGGAAGACATCCATTCCCACCTGGACGATGAATTGAGAAGTCAGAGAGGAATTTTCGAGATGGTAAATAGTACCTGTCAGGTGTGCGGACGCGAAATTAAAGCGTCAACTGGCCTTATCGCCCATCATGGCTACAAGCGTCCGTATCACGCGGGATGGCAGACCGCCTCGTGCGAAGGTGCCAGATATGTTCCGTATGAAGTATCTTGTGACCGTCTTCGCGAAGTAGTGGAATTGGTCAGAGACTTCGTTAGCAGGCAGGAAAAGGAGCTCGCTGCTTTCCTGGCTGAGCCACCGCAAACACTCATTGTTTACGAGCGGCGTTCATCGTGGAAGGGGGAAGAGGAAAAAGTAACCTACGAGAAGCCCGAAGGATTTGATAAAGATAGATATTATGGCATTCCGCACACGTATGAGGTCGCCTATTCCAGTCGCAGATATCGTTATGAGCAAACACTAAAAATGGCAAAAATTGATCTGGCGACAATGGAGAGGCGTTTAGCTGAGTGGAAACCACAGGAGGTGGCATAAGATGAAACGCTTTTTCCTGATCGTCCTGGCCCTGATCGTCCTGGCCTGTGGTGGCATCGAAGATATGCCCTACCTGACAGAAGCGACCCAACGCCGCGAAGAGTGGCAGAAGCTGCTTGATACGCCATCCTATATCGAGACGCAAGCGGCAGAGTTTGCCGCCGCTGACCTCTCGCAACTGGTGGCAGAGGAATGTGAGCCGTTGCATACGTATGATGCGCCGTTCTGTGATAATCCTGGATGTGCGTGCCACCAGGATGAAGCGTTATTCGTAGAGCGTATCGAGAAGCCGGTACAGTCCGGCACGATGAAGATATGGCAGGCTCAGGAATTATTGTGGCCTGAGCGATAGAAAGGAATCGAGATGACCACCATTCCATCAGTCACGATTTACAATGTTCCTACGCGGCGCATTCATTCCAAGGTAGAGACGTACAAGTCTCTCTTTGGCACACTATTACATACCCATATCGTCAAAGTGCAAGGCTCATTTATTGATGAGCAGGGAAACAATTGTTTTCTTGAGCATCGGCTTTGCACAGTGGACATGGCGAAGTCAAAACGTCTCTGGCTTTGTGTCCATATTGACGAAGGATGGGTAATGCTTAGAGCAGAGCGCAATATCATTGATTGCGTGCAAATCGGAGTGTTTCAATAATCGTTGAGTAGTCGGGCTGGCTGAGGCTGGTCCATGGAGGTTCGTATCATGACCCAGAATGCAGAAGACCAGCGCATAGCAAAGTTCAATCCTAACGAGCATGTCATGCAGTTGAAGAGCCGTGAAGGTTCCAAGGATTATCTCCCTGTCCAATGGAGGCTCGTATGGTTCCGCGAAATGTGTCCAACTGGCACGATTGATACCGAAGAGATGCAAGTTGATCTTGACCGCGAAATGACGGTTGAGGCATTCGCCTGGAATCCAGAGAAGAAGCGCAGCGAGAAATATATGAAGACGGCCAAAGGCTATGCTCGTTATCGTGCCGTGGTGACTGACGGCAAAGGCGGAAGAGCGACCGGCACCGGCTCAGAGTGTGCCGCGGACTTTGCCGACTATGTTGAAAAGGCCGAGACAAAGGCCATTGGTCGCGCCCTGGCTGCTTTAGGCTATGGCACCCAGTTTTCCCCGGAGTTCAATGAAGAGCATCGTATCGTTGACAGCCCGGTAGAGCGTAACGGCAATGTGCCTACTGAGGCCATGGTACGGGAATTGCGCGTCTTTGTTGGCAAGGCGTACAACTTCAAAGACGAAAACTTTGAGGCTCGCTGGACGGCCTTCAAGTCCTACGTGCTGAACGTTGCCAAGGCCGACCCTGATCTGTCGATGGCCGATATTGCCAAATTGCGCACGACGGCGGAAGAGGCCGCCAAAGGCAAACAAACGGTGGTGGCTGGCGGCGGTCGCTAGTCCCATAAATCGTCCATGACCATATTATCCACGCCGGTAATATGGTCTGGATGGCAATTATGCTCAGAAAACACGAGAAAACACCCAGAAAGTGAGAGAAAATCATGGATAGACACAAGAGAGATGGAGTAGCTGCATTCATCGCGGCTAACTTCATCAATGCCGTTATTGACATGGGTATGGTAGAGCAATCGCTGAAAGATGAGAAAGACGTGACGCCTGCCGACATGGAAGAGATCAAACAGGCGTTGCGCGAAATAGCCGCCGACTTTCAGAAGTCAGGGGAATTTCATCGAAGTATGGGCCGTGCGACACAGGTGAAGAAAAGAAAGTGAGCCTCTGTAATGGAGGCTGACCCCTGGAATGCACCAGGGGTTTTGTTGTGTGGATTGGCTTGTGATGCTGGTTTACTTGACATGGTGTGGTATAATGGAAGAAATGTTGTGGTGGCTGGCAGTACTTGGAACTACTGCCAGCCCTTATGAAAGAAAGTGTCATTTCTCTCATGTATGATAGTGTATCACGTATTGACCGCCGCACGCTACCACGTCCATACAAGCCCCGTTCTAAATATTACAATCCCTATCTCCATTTAGATGAAATCGTTCCAGAAGACATACGGAACATTCCTACATTCCCATTTAACGAAGAACACTCTGAGCGGTGGTGCTATACCTGTAAGGTGTTTGTCTCCATCAGCGAGTATAGGCGCGGATATGGCTCGTGTAGAAATTGCTTAAAGCGCACTACCAATGAAAAGCGCGATGAGAACTACCGCAAGAATTATGATTTCAGTTTAGAGCAGTATAACGAGATGTTCAAAGCGCAAGGCGGTCGGTGTGCCTCTTGCCGTCGAAAAGAAACGCGACTTGATTCACGCACGAAGATGGTGAAAAATCTGTCAGTCGATCACGATCACAAAACCGGACGGATACGTGGCCTCCTTTGCTCAGGATGTAATACCGCCCTCGGATTGCTAGAAGAAAGTCAAGCGCGAACAAAAGCTTTACTCGGATACATGAAACGAATGCAGACAGCACGGCAATCAGAAAAGCCGTTTCAGATGCAAATGTTTGCTTAGAACACCGGTTTTATAGAACAAACGTTACTATAGATATAACTTTTATTTCTTGTATAGTAACGTTTGTTCTAGGTGCATCCTCCGTTACACTTCTCTCAGCCTATTATTCCACTCATCGGAACATATGTACCGACATCCCACTACAAACCCGCCACTTGAATATCTGTTCCCAGCACTATATAATGTGAGCAGTAAAACTTCTTGGGGGATACATGTACTGTCTGGACACTGGGCAAACTGAGGCGATACGTATTGAGGGCATGACGGTGCATGATGCGAAAATCATCGGGCCTGCGCTGTGTGCTATCCGCAAGAACGATCACGGCAATGGCGAATTGCATATCCCGCTCTTGCACGGCGTCTTGAAACGCGTGCAGGCCATCTTCGACATTTACAGCGACGACAAGAAGTAGCACAGACCTGGCTGGTATGAGCCAGACCCAATCATATCGCCATTGAAACTGCATTGATACCCTGTTGACAAGAGGCTCGCGAGCAGTATCGGACAGGGAAGATTCCAACTACGGGAATCTTCCCTGTCCTTTTTGTTTGCCTGGAGATCACAGCCATGTAGACGCACGCGAAACAGTAACGCCCTGGCAGGTTGTGACGGGCGGAGGTGTAACTCACTCACCTGCACGCATCGGTCTCGTTTCTCGTTGTTGCTTATCCTGGAGCCTGCCATGACGACACATACCCGCACGCAAACGTTACACAAGCCATTGCACCACTTTGCAGTTGTACACAAGCTGGGCTATCCGTCCGGTGTCCGGTGTTGGTGTGGCGCATCGCTGACGTTCAACTTGCACGAAGCCGACCAGGACGCCAAACGCCGCGCTTTCTTCGATAGCCATGAAGAGTGCGGGCCTGCTGAGAGTGAGGGGAAGCCTGTATGAGAACACTCAAATATAATGGCGAGAAATACTACTACGATGAACGCAGCCTCTGGAAACGCTGCCGCCAATGGCTCATCTGGATTGGTGGCTGGGAGAGAGCCAACGGGAAAGGCTGGAAGTTTCTTATCGATTATGGATACAAGAAAGGGCTTATGTCTCCCGCGCCCATTTCTGTATTTGGCAATTTTTTCACCTGGTTTAGTTGGGGCTGGCAAATAAAACTCGCTCATTTGCATCGCTACCTCGTGTGGTCAAAGTCTGGATTATACATTTCTTCCGATGGCACGCCTCCTCGCTCTGACAAAGAGCATACACAAGGCTTTTATATCATCAAAGGGAGACGCTAATGCCGGTAATCCCTGCCCTCACCGATATGAGTACCATCGCTGTCTTCGTGGCACTTGCTCTCTTCGCCACGCTGATGGTGCTGCTCTCCCTCTTTGTCCGTCGCACGATGAACCACCGTCCACAATGGCAACAATCGCTCAGCTATCCGCCGCATCCTGGCTATTATTCCGCACAAGCCAGGCAGCGCGTCTACAACCAACCGGAGGCACAATGAGCGAACAACCACAAGACGTCTACGAACTCAAATTCACGTTGATCCGCGCCAGCATCATGGAACTCAGAGGCAAGCTTGTCTGTGAGGATGTGCTCAGCATCGACTTTGAGCCTCAGACCGGCAAATACTTTGTGATGAATTTGGAAGGCCCGGATGCGTGGCATGGCGAAGACGAAAACAAGCTCGAGGCTATCGTGAAGTATCTGCGTGCTCGCTTAGGACTTGCGGTAAAGGAGGCAGAGTGATGCAACAGAACGAGCAGACCTGGACGGATGAGCACCTGCAAGAATGCCTGGCTTCGCTCAATCTGAACGCGCCTCATACGAAACTCACTCTCAGATCGTCGCCTTATATTGACCCGTGGCGTGGCACACGCCATATCTTGCAGTATGGTGAGGAAGTGGTAACGCTCACGCTTGCACAAGCCCAAATGGTGGAGGCATGGCTGCTCCAACAGCCCAGAGGCATAAGCGGTATGCAACAAAACGATCAAGGCTGGCCACCCTACAAGCCCGAACGTCCGCGCTCACTCGATGAGATCACCGTTGAGGAAGCGCAATATGTGACCAATATGCTGCTGGATTGTCAGGGCTTAGAGTTCATCCGCTACATCGACAATCGTGTTGCTGAACATCTCAGACAGTGGGAGAAGGATGTGGTGCAGCGGCTGCGCTTGCGGCATAGAGGTGATGCGTGATGAGACAACTATTCTTGGGTGACGAAATGGTAGACGTGCTTGACTGTTAATCAAGTGCCTGTACAGGCGTGGTGGTTCGAATCCACCTCCAAGAGCTAGAGGTGAAGGCGTGAGCAGGAAAAACAACACAAGCCCTACAACATCACCGATTCCCCGCGATGTGAACGCCGGTCAACGTGTGGTGCAAGCTCTTGCGCTTCGTGCCAAGAAGCTTACCTATGAGGAGATTGCCGCTCAGTGTGGTTTTGCTGATCGTGCTTCCTGCTACCGCGCCATTCAGCGCGAACTTGAACGGCGCGTCGTGACGAACGTTGACCACTTGCGAAGACAAGAAGCCGATATGCTGGACCAGTTGCACCAAGTCTGCTGGGATATGGCGATGGACAAAGCCAATAAGGGACGGCTCTTTGCAGTCGATAGGGTGCTCGCTATTTCTGAGAGGCGTGCAAAGTTGCTGGGGCTGGACATCCCCGCCAAAGACGCGGCTACTGCCAACATTACCATTATCCGCGAAGTGCCGATGGGCCTGTTATCGGAGGCACCCACACCATGAGTAGTGCGCTTCTCTCTGCAACCGAGAAGGTAATTATCAAAGCCCCTGAACTGAGAGGGGCTATTCTTGAGTTGGCGAAAAGCACGGACTTAGAGTGCGGGGTCGACGGCCCGGCGGGTACTGGTAAAACATTTTCCATCCTCTACTACATCCACGTCTTGTTACACAAGTACGCAGGCGCGAAGTGGCTCGTTGCCAGAAAATACAATACCGACCTCGCTGGCTCTGCCATGTCCACCTATCGCGATTATGTGCTCGACCCGCGTGAAGGTGTGTACTACTTTGGCGGCAACAAAGTCAAGCCCGCCGCGTACCTCTATCCCAACGGCTCAGAAATGGTCGTCAATGGGTTAGACAAGCCAGGTAAAGTCAAGTCCATGGAATTTGACGGTATCTACATCAATGAGGCGACCGAGTGTAGCCTGGATGATATCGAGTTTTGCCGGATGCGTGTCGCACGCCGCTCGAAGAGCAAGCTTCCTCAGCAAAAGCTCATCATGGACTTCAACCCCGACGCACCTGAACACCATCTCAACCAGCGCATGAACGAAGGCACCACCACGCGCTTCCTGAGCAGGCACGAGGATAACCCGTTCTTGTGGGATGCGCGTACACAAGATTGGACGGAGGCAGGACGACATTATATCTTCGATGTGCTGGGCGGATTAACGGGTGTCCGCCTTGCTCGCTACCGCTACGGTATCTGGGCTGGGAGTGAAGGCGCGGTGTACCAGGACAGTTGGAATCGCTCGGTCAACGTCATAGACCGTTTTGCCATTCCTCGTGATTGGCCGCGCTACCTCTGTATCGACTTCGGCTATACCAATCCGTTTGTCTGCCAGTGGTACGCGATGGACCCGGATGGACGACTCTACATGTACCGCGAACTCTACCAAACCAAGCTACTTGTTGAAGATGCTGCCGAGGCCATTGCTATTGCATCAGGCTGGTTTCACCTGCTTCCCAGGACACATGATCGCTACAATAGCCGCCCTGCTGACAATGCCGACCCACTCCCACGAGAGATTATCTGCGACCATGACATAGAAGACCGCCGCACCCTGGAAAGGCATCTCGGCCTGTATACCGTGGCTGCCAAGAAGAGCGTCACCGATGGCATTCAAGCGGTGTCGGTGCGTTGGCGGGTGGCTGGCGACGGCAAGCCACGCTTAATGCTCTTTCGTGACGCGCTCATTGCTCGCGATCCCGATCTGGCGGCTCGCAAGAAACCGACCTGTACCGCGGAAGAGATTGATGGCTACGTCTTCCAGGTGAATAGCGCGGGCGTCAAGGAAGAGCCTGTGAAGCAAGACGATCATGGCTGCGATTGTACCCGCTACATGGTTGCCTACCACGATTTAGCCGCCAACGGCGTCAGTTACTTCCCCGATATCTGGACATA